TTTGATGATGTTGTGCGGAGGATAGTGATCTGAAGCATGCTTGGTCATTTCTTCAAGTTCTTTGAAGATGTGATCGAAGCCTACAAAGGCAGAACGTGGAAAACGAGCGTATTTCTGATTGTTTGTCATCTGAAATCTCCTATTAAATTAGCGAGAAAGTAGACCGATTATTCGCATCTACAGAAATATTTATATCAGAGTTATGCTATTTTGTCAAGCAAAAAATGAAAAGGTCATTTGCCGATATTGTACTTTGGGCATAGTTCCCAATCATTCTTTTCTTTGAATGGGAGAACTTTAATTTGTCTCAAAGGTGCAACGTCTTTTGCTTTTTCTGTATTGACAATAGTAAGCAAACCCCAATCAGATAAAAGAGTAGCAATCGTATTACGTCTTTGAATATCTGTATCTTCAAGTGTAGACTTATTACCATCAAGCAAGAATAGTTCTTTGAAATGCGTAATAAAATATCTACCCTGCTTATGCAGAATATGACAAGACTGGTATAACTTCTTATCTTTACGAGAAGCAATACCAATACGAGTTAATGTTTCTTTTACTTTTAGGAAATCGTCTGGTTCATTCAGTGTGACTTCTAACATGTCACTTGGTTGCCAGTCAACCAGATTTACTTCTCTTTCTTCCACCGTGATCTACCTTCTTTTTAATTATATCTATTTGTTCAGTAGAAAGTAGTGAAAGAGCAGAACGAGCTTTGCTATTGCTATATCCATAATATTCTTTCACCGCTTCAAGACTATCATCCTCAACAGTCTTATTCCACTTGGAAAACCGTTTTGGATTTTTTCTAATAGTATTTATCAAAAAGTCATTTTGCAGTTTTGAATCAAGGTGGTGGTTAATATTCATTTCATTAGCAAGTAGCACAGTGTCGGGGAAATAAGAATATGAGTGATTAATCATGAAAGGTGCATATGCCTTTTCATCTAGGTCATCACGCATGATATCTTTCTTATTGTTGATTGCTTTCACGAATTCAAATGGACTCATTTAACATCATCCAAGTGACCGATATACTGCTCAAGAATACTTTGTGTGTATTCCTCGGTATTAATGTTAGGATTGATGTGCGTCCTACCATAGTAGAGCTGGGGTACGGTTTTATGACCTTCAGATTTAATGTAAGACTTTGCGGCTTCGTCCAGACTAATGTTTACCACTTCGTATCGATAGCCCCATCGATCCAGCTTAGTCTTCATCATATCGCAGTACATGCAATTGGGTTGGGTGTACAGGGTCAGCTGATGTTTCATTTCCATTCTACCTCCGCCATTAGTTCTGTTAGACAAGCAACCACATTTAATTCATGGTCTGCTACAAATGCATTCTTGTACTGGTAATCTGCTAGAATAAGCACAGCACGGGGAATGCTACCGGGTTGCATAGTTTCTGTCATAGAGTCGTAAATGCTTCTGAAAATACCAGAAGTGTCTGTATCTATATTATTGCTTACCCATGACCTCATCTTTTTGAAGTCTTTTGCTTTAAGATATCCAATAACATCATTGACAGAACTATTGGAGAGCAGACTAAGAATACCAGTATCAATAGTACCAGAGAGAGAATAACGCTGACACTCATTAATAACACGCCGCCAATCAGGAGCAAACCTAATAATAAGTTCTGCCAAAACTTTCTTATCATAGGTGATGTTTTCCTGTTCAAGAATCCAAGTCAGACGTTTCATAAACTGCATAGACAGTTCGGCCATAGACTTCTTATTTGTATTGAATTCATAGACACCACACCGTGAGTGTAGAGGTTCAATAATACGATTCTTAAAGTTACAGGTTAGAATAAATCGGCAGTTGTTTGCAAACTCTTCAATGAAACCACGGAGAGCAGGCTGAAAAGACTGAGCATTAAGATAGTCAGCCTCATCTAAAATAACTACCTTGTAACCACCTTGCAGTGATACAGTAGATGCAAATTGTTTGATTTTAGTGCGAAGAGTATCAATACCAGACTCTTCACTACCGTTAATCAAAATCCAATCAAGGTTCAGTTCATTACAGATGGCTTTAGCAACAGTCGTTTTACCAAGTCCAGCAGTTCCAGAGAATAGCATATTAGGGATTTCACCACCATCAACTATTTGCTGAAAAGTGTCTTTAAGAGATTGTGGTAGAATACAATCGGAAACAGTTTTTGGGCGATATTTTTCGGTAAATAAAAATTCGGTCATAATATAGGAACATCTTTCATTCGGTGAACGATTTTCATGCAAGCATTATACAGAAAAGAAAGGGGGCAGTCAAGCCCCCTATTATATTAACTGCTTTCTTTATCAGCAGTTAGACCTTTAACATATGTAAAGGAACATCCTTGCAAGAAGTAGGTAGTATGTTCAAGGACTTCATCTAGGTTTTCGTCATTTGATCGAAAAGTAGAAGAAACATCATTCACGCAATCATGGTTTTCATACCGACGCATAGTGAGCGTGTATTCGGTGTAAATGCCATCATCATTTTCATCCCAACGACCCATTATTTTTTCTTTCCTTCCTTTGGATTTTCTACTGCTTCAACTTCACCTTCTTCCTGACGAGCTTCCAGTTCTTGAATCATCTGGATAGCCTGATCACGAAGTTGACCGACAGTAGACAGTTCTTCGCCTTTGAATGCGCCACGTTGCACAATCGCATCAATGATAGCGACACTAGACCGACCTACTTTCATACCAAGTTCATTAAATTCTTCATTATTCATTAGAAATATTTCCTTTTAATTCTTTTCCAAAGCAATCCAGTATTGGAGTTGCCGACTAACGTTAGTAAACTTACTGATAAGTTTGGAAGAAACTTCTACAGTGTAATCACCAGGCAGAAGTTTCAGATTATCAATGTTAATGCTAAGTCGTGTATTTGTATGAATATCACCATGCCACGAACCATCAACTTCAATGGTATACACATTAGAAGTTGTGTTCTTAGGATCAACGATTGATAGCGTGACTGTGCCATCTTCTGTGCTTCCAATAATCACACTCTTATGACCAAGAGCAGATGAAGCCTTGCGAAGTTGACTCAGAATATCTTGAGTGAGATTGAATGTAACTTCCGGGCTTGGCATTTCCAAGTCTTTCTCAGGTGGATTAGTTAGCATTTCAATATCAGAATAAAAATAGTTAATAGAAGATTGACCATTAGCAATGACCATATGGTTATCTTGATAAGATACATTACCGTCTTCAATCAGATTGAATGCGCTCATAAACTCATTCACATCATAGATACCAAAATCTTGTGGAAAGTCTTCATCAAGAGTTGCCTTAGCAAGAACATTCTTAGCATCTGCTACAGTGCGAAGAACATTGCCTTGACGAAACACAAGGTTCTGGTTAATCGTTCCGAAGTTTTTAATAACTTCCATAGTATTATTCAACATCAAAGTTTTCCTCATCTAAATCATGAACATGTAGAGCCATAATAGCATAGTGTGCAATCTTCATCAAGTCATCACGATTGCGACCATTCTTTTTACCGTAACGTTGTGCATACTTCATTACGTTACCGAGACAGAAACCCATCCCGTGACCAGAATCAATAATGAATTCTGTAGCCTGAAACTTCTGTTTAGAATAATGCCCTTTGTAGGTAGACATTATATAGTCATTAAGTTCACCAAGGATACGATCTTCACTGTATTTCATAACAAACCTTTATAGTCTCAAAGTTAGAATTGTATTCTATATCATCACCAACATAATGTCAAGAACTTTCTTAACGCATTTTGCTAAAGTTTTTATCTTTGTAGAACTCCATCTTGGATTTGAAACGACCATCTAGAATTTCACCTTTATGTGAAATAACAAATACATTCGTATCAGCACCCAAGGTATGAATAATCTTAAACAGATTTTCAACTCCATCGTTATCTAGGCTAGAATCAAATGTCTCATCTAGAATCAGCAGATTAGTTGCTACAGAGTTTTTCATCTTAGCAATCTGTCTCCAAGTAAACAGCAGTGCAAGGTCAATGCGTTGCTTCTCGCCTTCACTAAAGGATTCATAAGAGAACGTATCACGGTGCCGTGAACGAATAGTCTCACCAAAACTTTCATTCAATTCAAAATGAACAAAGAAGTCCAGTGTCTGTAGATACTGATTGACCAGTTTATTCATCACAGGCAGATATTGCCTAATAATCTTGGTCTTGATACCAGTATCTTTCAGCATATCAGCAATCACACTGCTGTAGTCATACTCTTCAGACAGTTCTAGTTTCTGTGTAAGCAGATTATCTTTCTCATTAATAAAGTCTTCAAGGTCTTT